GCTGAATCAAATCGCTGGATTCAAGAATCCAGATGCATCAAGTTGTAATCGAGCAAACAGCGATAGACCTGATCCTTTTTCTTCAGGAGAAATGCTTGCTCAGCCGGATCACCTCCAGGCCATAGATCAAGCGCCTTACATGTCGTGCTGTACTCAAGTCTCAAACTGTTGATGCAATAGGAAAAGCTTGCAACAGGTTCAGATTCCATTACCAGGAGTAATTACAGGACCAATAACCGGGCGTCGTCTTGTCTTTCTTTTCATCGCAGCTGTGGCGACTTCTAAAATTCTTTCTGCGGTCGGCATCACCGTGACCTGAGCCTTTCTTGCCGCCCTCGGAATGGTGCTCCATCTTTGGATCACCGAAGCGAACAATCTTGTCCTTACCGTTCTTGTCTTTGACTAGGACTGCAAACTTCTTATTTTCACCGGGAGTTTTCTTCGGCTTGTTGTAGCCGCTAAAAACTTCTCCGGCATAACGGATCTTCTTGCTCATGATTTACTCCGGTACGCAGTGGCGCGTCGACGAGCTTCGGCGGCTGCCTTGGTGTTCTTGACCTGATGGTTAACTGGCTTGCCTTTTGACTCACGCTTCTTCTTGTCGTCAGTCGCTTTGCGCTCCTCTTTCGTCATCGAGGCCCAGGCAGCCTTAGGGAGGTAGCGCTCTGTACGACCTTTCTCGCGAGCTCTATCAGCCATCTCTTTAATACCTCCGCCTTGCCGCCAATGCCCCTGCAAGACCAGCTGCGAAACCACCCGCAACAGCTGGGTGTGGAGTGACTCCAGCGCCCTCATACTCAAGAGCGCCCATTACAGCTTGCGGTGTTGTGCCGAAATCAATTTCCTTGGCAATAAGCTCCAGCTCGATCTTGTTCAACTGCTCGACTTCAGCCGCGATTTCAGGAGCTTGCTGCCTGAGCGCTGCTGCTTGTGCAACAGCCCTATCGCCTTCAGTTCCAATGCCCTTAGGTGGACCGATCTCGCCTCGAAGAGCTGCGCTTACAAGGGCTCTGTCTAAGCCGGACAGTTTGTTCTTGGCTGTGATTTCGATGTAAGCATCCTGAGCATCAGAACTCATCGCATCAAACCCAAGATTGAGGTGCCTCAGATCATCCGCCATGTAATCCATGTCGTCATGGGCTACTGCATTTGCTGCAATTGCACCCATCGTGCCAAATCCTGCGGAATAAAGAGCTGAACTCAGATTGTCGCCAGCTTTACGAATAGTCATTTGTTTTTCTCGTACTCCTCCTTAGTCTGCCAATCTTCTTTAGACCACTTACTTAATTTATTGCTTGAAGATTTCTTCCCTTCATACTTACCGCCAGCATCCTTGTAGTACTTAGTCGCAAGCTGCATCGCACGAGCGGAATGACCACCCATTTTCTTCTGGGCCTTTGCTTTTGCTTTTGCCCAAAGCTCGGGATTCTTTTTCTTAGCGGTGCCTTCAGCCATTGATTTGCTCCTCCAGTTCGCGAATTCGACGGTCTTTCTGGCTTTCAAGACCCATCATTTCTGCGGCAACTCCACCAGCGGCTAGGCCACCAAGAATTCCAACTTCGTCACCAAACACTCGGCCAAAAGCTCTACCAACTTGTTCGCCGGAAACAGGCGTAGTGGGATTTAATAAAGAGCGAACGCTTTCTGCGGGTGACCTGCCATCGTTGAGTTCCGTAAGTCGCTCTAAAATCTCCTGATCATCAATATTTTTTGGCATATTCTCGAGCCCATCAGCAACCGCAACAATAGTCTCATCAATACTACCTGCAGCTTTTTTAGTTATTAAATTTTCAACATTTTCATAATTAGCAAGAACTTTTTGAATTCCAGGATTCTCATCCACGAAACGCTTCATAGCATCCGGCGGCAAATTCTTTACCGCTTCAAGACCCGTCGCAACCATACGGCCTTGGCTAACCTTCGGAGCTAATTCAATAAATGCTTTTGGATCGATACCATACGAGTTAGCAAAAGCAACAGGGTTCTCGATAGCTTCACGCATGAGTTCAGAAGAAGTTTGCTTTACCAACCCCTCTTGAACAACATTTTTCATAATCACACCTTGATCTCTAAGTCCTGAAGCAGTTGTCTCTGAACCTGCCATTCGTCCAAAGTTTGCAAGCAGGGAATCTTGCTGTTTCAATGCTCCTGGATTTACCCTCTTACCGATACCAGCGCCAATACGACGTCCCAACATACCCATTCCAATACCACCAGCAATTGCAGCTGCTGTTTGAAGAGCCGTTTGCTCAATCGACTGATCACTGGCAAGCATGCCACCGCCAGCCAGCAACCCTCCAAGGGTTCCTTCAGCAATCTCCTCACCGAGAGGATTATGCATAGCGAAATTAATTAGCCTTGAGCCAGCAGTTCTTTCCATAAACTAGTAGCGCACCTGCTCAGGCTCGGGGTCAGGATCTACCAATTCTAAGACTCCTGCACCAGCAAGTATCGCTGCGACTAATTCACCAGCCCTACGCTTCTGACTGATGTTTGGCGTTCTTTCTGCATTCGCAATCAGGGCAATATTCTTCTTCTGTTCATCAGAAAGCTGAGCGGATAATATCTCGTTTTGCCCCATAGACGTCTCAAGCCCCCGCTCTAAATCACGCACTTGGCCTTGTTGGTCCATGCGGTCAGCAACTGCTTGCTCGCTTGCGGCACGGCGCAGTAAATCATTCTCGTATTCCTGAGCCTTTAAAGCTCGTAGTGCGTCTTCGAAAGATGCTCCAGGATTACTTCTCTGATATTGCGCTGCTTGCGACTGTAGAGAAAGCTGCGCCAGCCTAGTTTGCAACGCTTTAATATCTTTGATTGTTCTATTCCCGTATCGATTATCCATTGCTTTCACTACACACGCTTAGGTAGCTGAGCACCGGGCAGATACATCTTCTGAATCTTTTCAGCGTCATTGGGGTATGCCTCCATTAATCGTCGTACATCTCCTGGGGTCAATCCTTTACGGCTTCTGCGAGTATCGCCGCCAGGTGTGACATCAAAGCTTTGTGCTAAATCGTCAGAGACAGCGCCAAGCTGCTCGACCTCAAAGCCATCACGCTCAGGACGATATTCCATCGTGCGTGATTCGGCTTTATCTTCAGGGCGAAGCAGAAGATCGCTGATAACACCAGTCACGGCTCGACCAATAAAATCATCCATGCCCTCATCCCTTGGACCGCCCATTCCGGCATTACCCATATATGCGACGACATCATTCCCAAGGCCTAAACCACTACCAGCCATACGATTCGCACCGTATGGAGAGATATCGGAGTAGGTCATATTGCCGGTCATCTCGTTGTAGTTGCCGCCAACGAGACGACCATTAACAAAGTCACGAGTATCAAACTGATCAACGAGTGACATTTATACAGCGTGACTAATAATAATTAGATTCTAAGACTTTTTTACACCAAGACCCTTTTCCAGGACTGGCCTTAGCTCGGATGCGATAGGGAAATGCCGAAGCAATGCTCTGGCTTCCCGGCGTACTTCACCAGGAACACGAGGGCTTTCTTTGGTGTCTGTAATCCTTAGCAGAAAATCTCTAGTCGCTACCACAGCACTGACCTGCTGCATGGGACTAGAGATCAGGCGACGTACTCGATCAAGCATTGCGGAGATGCCAGTCACGAACTTCTTTCTCAGCAGCATCTTCACCAATCAAAAGACAGTGGGCCTTATAAAGACCGGTGTATGTATTGCGCAAACCAATCGCTGCATCCTTCCTTCCATACAATTCATAGAGATGTTGTATGTGCGCTGCTCGGTTTCGGTCAAGTTGAACGTCGTGCATCATGGCCTCGCTTTTCGCAAGCCTAGTCACTCAGCAAGAAACCGTCTTACGTAATGCAAGACTCGCCATAATACGGGCAGATTCAGCTCGTGCATGGCAAAGCCCACCCCCCAAGAGATTGACGACTTCTACAAGAAGTGGTGGCTGGAAAACTATTTGACTCCGCTGAACAGGACACCAATGGGTTTAGTCGAATTCATTAGTGATTTTTACGAACGCTTTTGCATACCCTTCGAAGAAGATATTAAGCCAGGGTTGACTGACTAAAACTACTTAGACTTGGCTCAGCAAGTTACACCCCATGTCTAGCGAAACCCTCGCTTTAATTGCCATCATCGTGGCAGCTGCAAGCGAAATCATCGGCATGAACAAGAAGCTCAACAGCAATAGCGTTGTGCAACTTGTCCTGTCTGGGCTCAAATCTGCTTTCCCAAAAAAGAAGTAGACATGAGGGGAAGGAGGACTGCCTGGAGCTTATAACTCCGGGCGGCTTCATGGCGTAACTTGTCGCCACTTCGCCGCTTCAAAATGTCCATCGAACAAACGGTTAAACCAAAACCAAAGGCAAAAGAAAATAAATTTGAATGGGCCGACGAGGGAGTATCTGTCCTTGTACGGGTCATCATCCTGGGCTGGTCAGCAGCGATCCTGACTCTGAACTATGTGACCGTTCCTGGGATCCCACAAAAGAACATCGATCCGACTTTTATCGCCTCAGTATTTACGGGAACTTTGGCGACATTTGGTGTGATGCCGTCCAAGAAAAAAGAAGAGAAACAAACCGAAACTCCCAAGATTGAAGGTCCTGCAAAATGAAAAAGGTATTTCTTGCTTTAGCCGCAGTTACTTTTGCTGCCGCTACACCAGTCCAGGCTGACATTACTCACCGCATCCAGACATCGGTCCAAATGTCTGTTGACGCTGCTGCATCTGCGGCGACCAGGATTGGAAGCTCCTATTCAGTCAGCGGTTCGAACTTGACCACGACCGATGGAACAACTGCTGGCAACATTGGGAGATTGGGCACACTCACCTCTGGCGCTGGTGTTGGATTTACTGGGACAACCGCTTCGGTAAAAGATGCAGGAGAAAGCTTTAACTTTGCCGAGACGTATATCGAAGGCGATGCGCGTCATGCCGGTAG